GGAGCCTTCGGGCTTATCACCCAGGAAAGCACCTCCACGGTCCAAGAGTTCCTTGACGGTATATCTAAACTGGCTCCGGAAATGTCCGCGATGGGTCTCTCGGTCGATGAGGCCGCGGTCATTATGACCACGATGGAGAGGGAGTTGGGCCTGACCGCCAGGACTGCCCGGACCGAGTTCAAAGAAGCCCTAGAGAAATCCGAGACCGGCCTCGCCGGCGTGTTGGAACAACTAGGCTTGAACGAGTCTCAGTTGGCCACTTACCGGACCAAGCTGGAAGAATCGACCGGCGTTATCCAAGACAACGCCGATGCCCATGCCTCGACCAAGACGGTGATGGACAAGTTCAAGTCCACGCTGGCGGACCTGGCGTTCGCCAATGGGGCGCTGATCGAGAAAGCATCGTTGTTGGCTCCGATACTCATGGCGACGGGTCCAGTGGTCGCCGGCTTCTCCGGCATCATGGGATTGCTTAACGGGATCACCCTGACCACGACTTTCTCTTTCATGGGATTGAACGTGGCGATGCTTCCATTGACGGCAATCATTGTGGGGATAGGTTTAGCGATTGCAGCGGGTATCCTGATCTGGAAGAACTGGGACACCATCATCAACGCCCTCAAAAAGACCCTGGACGTTCTGAAGGCCACTTTCAATACCGTCTTCAATTTCATCAAAGAGATCGTGAGCAGGGTCTTCACGAAGATCACGGACATCTATAACAGCAAACTGGGATGGCTCCTCCCGGCGGGTCCGCTCATCAAAGCCATTTTGTTCCTCAAGGATAACTGGGATGAGATTTGGAACGGTATCAAGGCCACTTTCAATACTGTCACCGGAGCTTTGATCGGGACATTCCGGACGGTCAAATCGACCATCCTGGGCATCTGGGATGGGCTGGTGGCCGGCATCAAGGGCGGGATAAACAGCGTAATCGGGGCGATTAACCTATTCATCCGGGGGATTAACTCAATCAAGATCAGAGTGCCCGGCGTGGATATTCCCTTGGTCGGGCGAGTCGGCGGATTCTCGGTCGGGATGCCCCAGATACCGGAGATTCCCAGCCTGGCGAAGGGTGGTGTCGTAAGCCGCCCAACCCTGGCGATGCTTGGAGAAAGTGGCCCGGAAGCGGTCGTCCCATTAGGGCGTGGCGGCGCCGGCATGACCGTCAATCTGGTGATCAATGGGGACATCAACGGGATGGACGACTTTGAGCAAAAGGTCACCTCGGTCATCCGGGACGCCGTTCTGGGCGGCGGATTCTCCGGCGTACTGGCGAGGGCATAATGGTCGTTGCAACGTACAAGCTTCAGGTGGACTGGAACAACGACGGCGACTGGGGCGACACCGGCGAGGAGATTGACATGGGCCGGGTCCGCGGTATCACTTGCAGCTTTGGTCGGGACCGGGCCAGCCAGTTGACCGGCAAGAGCAAGGCCGGAAAACTCAGCGCCACGTTGGACAACCGGAGTGGGGACTACAATCAGTTCAATTCCGACTCGCCCATATATGGCAACATCCTCCCAGGTCGTCCCGTCCGGCTCCTTGGGACTTCGACCACCCAAAGCGATCAGGCCATCTGGCAGGGCTTCTTGACCCGGATCACTCCACAGGTATTCCTGGGCGGGGACGCCACGGCCATCCTTGAGGCCACCGGGCCGCTGGGCCAGATAAACCTCGACCAGATCGAAGTGGCGATGGTGACCTCCCAACGGACGGACCAGGTCGTGGACGACATCCTGGACGCCGCCGGATGGGGCGCCGGGAGTAGTTACCGGACCCTGGATACCGGCAAGACGACGATCACAAGATATTGGAAGTCCGCGACCTATACCGTCCCGGCCCTCCAGGAGGTCGAATCCACCGAGGGCGGATTCATCCGGGAAGGGAAGGACGGCAAGATCGTCTTTGATAATCGGCACCACCGGCTCGCCGGCGTGGGGCTGACCAGCCAGGCGACCTACTCGGATGCCTCTGGCGCCGCGAGAGTATATTCCGGCCTGATCATGGACGATCCGCTGCCCCATATATTTAATATTTTTGAGGCCGATGTCCAGACTTACACGACCGCCAGCGTGGCCGTCCTTTGGACCCTCAGCGAGACCGGCGCCAGTTCCCCGGCAATCTCTCCCGGCGTGGCCCGGACCTGGATCGCCCGTTATCCGACCTCGGCCTCGGCCAACTCTGCAAGAGGAGTCGCCGTGTGGACGACCACCGCGGCAACCACCGACATGACCGCCAACGCTGCCGCCGATGGGTCCGGGACTAACGTCACGTCGGACATCGGGATCGCGGTCAGCAAGTCCAGCGAAACGATGGATATCACTCTCACGAACAACGGGAGCGTGACCGCCTATATCACCAAACTCCAGGCCAGGGGGACGGCTATCAGCGCCGACGACCCGGCAAGTATCAAACAAGAGGACGCGACCTCCCAGACGGCCTTCGCCAAGAGAACCTGGCCCAGCCGGACCAAATTCATCCCGGATACGACCGAGGCTCTCGATTGGGCGGACTTCAACCTTTCCATCTACAAAGACCCGACCGCCGTCCTCCGGATGACGTATTTCGCCAACCGGGACACCAATTCTATCAACGAGATGCTCGACCGCGATCTCTCCGAGCGCGTCACTGTGGTCGCCGACAATACCGCCGACCTCTCGATCAATCGGGACTTCTTCATCGAGGCGGTCAACCATCAGATCAGCGCCGACCGGCTCCACAAAGTCACATATCTTTTATCGGACGCCGTCCAGTTCAGTGATTTCTGGGTCTTGAATACCTCGGCCCTCGGAACCTCGACCAGGCTGGCGTACTGATGGAGGACTACATCGTCCAACACCAAGACGTCCAACCGGAGCCGTATCTGACTATGGTCCGGAGGATGTATATGGGGATAGGATTCGGGCCTCTGCCGGACCCGACCGCGGATAACACTGAAGGCGAGGTCGCTGCCCGGATAAATCATGGCCGGTGGCTCGTCGATTGCGCCGGATGCAACAGCGCTCTCGTCGTGGACCTTGGTCAGTTGACCTTCATGTGTGTAGAATGTGGGAACGCCGACAACGGCGGAAAGTGGTTCGCGGTGACTGTCCCAAGGAACCGCAAGGCCATCGAGACCGAATTGCTCAAACGACCCTGGAACGGGCGCAACCCAGCCGAGGCGGTCAATCGGAACTGGGAACCAGGGGAGACCGTGGCAACGCTCAAACAAGAAAACACCGACCACGGTATATAGGAACTTTTACCCAATAGTCACTATGAGGTAGTAATGGCTTGGACAACTCCAAAAACCTGGGCCAGTGGATATGTAGTCCTCGCGGCCGACCTTAATACGCACCTCCGGGATAATATGAACGTCACGGCTCCGGCAGTCATGTCCAGTCAAGGCGATGTGATATATGCTTCGGGAGCCAACACGCCGGCCAGACTAGCCAAGGACGCGAATGCCACGCGCTCCCTTACCAATACCGGGTCCAGCAATAATCCGGCATGGGCGCAAGTAGCTCTGGCGACCGGAGTCAGTGGGACTCTGCCGGTCGGGAACGGCGGCACCGGAGCGACCAGTTTCACCGCTAACGGAATCCTGGTCGGGAACAGCACATCGGCGGTGGCTGTGACCGCTACGATGGCAACCACAGGGCATCTAATGGTTGGGGATGGGTCGGGAGTTCCGAGTATGTTGGCGGTCGGGACTGATGATTATGTATTGACCGCCGACTCCGGAGAGGCGACGGGGGTCAAGTGGGCGGCGGCTGGCGGTGGAATCCCTTTGACCGGCGAAAGTTATGCCAGGATTCGGTTATTCAGTTAATGGAGGAAATATGGCAATAGGTGACGCGGTGGCGGTCTATTTAGGCACAGCTCAAACAGCGAGGCAGCCGTCGTCCGGGGTGTTTGAACGGCTCTGCGCTTATAATTGCAATTCCGCTAGTGATAACGGGATAGTCGTCTACAATGGGTCCAATCAGTTATATATAGGCAAGGGCGTTACAGCCGCTGGCGCAGGGACTTCAGGTGCGCTTAAAGGCACTCCGTACAATATGTGCCATATGAGCGGCAACGCGGCCTATCTTCTGAAAAATGGCACAGCGTCAACGGTCTATTGTGCATTTGTTCAGACTGATACATAGGGGGAAGTATGGCAATAGGTGATAGTTTTGCGGTTTTGCTAGGCACGGCTGAGACTGACCGTCAGCCATCTAGCGGCGTCGAGGAACAATTAACGTCATATGTTAAATCCGGCGCCACTGATAGCGTTGGTCATTATAACGGGTCATTATTCATTGCAATCTCAGGGACCGGCCACACAGGCGACGGATATGGGACTGTCGGGCTTCTGGGTCTAACGACCAACGACACGCGCATCGTTTCAACAAATAGCGTGTATCTAAGGAAAGAGGGAACTTCCGACAGAGGTTTCTTCGGGGGCATTCAAACAGGAGCATAATAATGAGAACTGCATTGGATCCGCTCGGTGCGGCCATAGCCAGAGATGTGCCGGCGGTATTGGGAACCGCATCGAATGACGAACTGGCTATTCTGAAATCCAGCATCTACGACATATTAATGGCCGGCGGATGTAAGAACGTGGGAGAAACGGCGGCGCGGAATTCTGTCACATCCACGGTACGAGCTATCTGCAAGGCCACCGCCATCACCCGCCAATTCGATATCGATATTAAACAGATAGGAATGGAGCGCACCGGGGCGCCGGAGGATTCTCCTATGTCCCTATTCGTAACGTCTATGTCGGATGGGGAATTGGCAGCTCTACAAGGGTATATCCAATCTACAATGGATGATGAAAAAATCGCAGATTTAATGACCAACGACGAAATGGCCGCGATTGAGGTCAAGGAGTTAGCCAAGGCTCCCGGGATCCGTGACCCTGGGTGGACTAAGGATATCGCTCGCATGGCTGACCAGGTGGTGGCCCATCCGGTGCAGTCGTGGCTCCCGGTTCCGACCGAAGAAAACCCCAATGACGGGCTCTATGTTGTGGTGAGCATGGCGGTCAAGATTGATACATTGAGTGCCGAAGTGGACGACAACGGCGAGATTTGTTGCTGGACATATGAGGAGCCTGTCATCTAGTGGAGAACCTGGGAGGACTGGCCGAGATAGTCGGCCCCATCGGCGTCCTGGTCGTGGTCGTGGCATGGGCACTAATCTCCCGCCGGCACGGGAACGGCAGCTCCGACCGATACCAGGTCGTGGTCGCCAAGTTGGACGGCCTCCGGGAGGACATCGGGGAAGTTAAGACCGATGTTCGTGAACTCCGGTCTGGATTGGTCCGGCACCTGGAAGACCACGCCAACGCTTAGATAATTCTTCCGCATCTCAACCATCTCCTGAGCAGCGGTCCCGGCGGAACCACCTCCCCGCCGGGGCCGTTGTTTTTTGGCGTCATCCAATATCAACGAGTTTTGCGAATTGGTCTATAAAACGCTTGACAGTTTATAGCGGCGTCCCTTATAATATACATAGTTAAGCAAGAGAGGAGGAAATCAACCATGACGACAACCATCAGCATCCCCGAGGGCACCATCGTAGGACGGATAACCGGCGACAAGGTGACTCCGGTCACCCTGGCCGGTAGCGTCTACGTCGAGGCATACCGCGACTACGACGGGTCGTGGGTCTACAGCGTCGGCAAGCAACAGTATTGTTGCGCTGGAGGACTGGCGACAGTCCTCGCCTAAGGTGAGCCAGCCCTTCGGGGCCGTAACCCACAAGAGCCGGTGGCAAGTCCGGCCAGGGGAAAAGAGGAGGAGAGAACGAGATGGACAAGCGCATCAAGGTAACTGAATACATGGGATCATCCGACGTTTACGACCTAGACGAGTTCATCAAGGCCCAATGCTTCGACGCAGAGGGCAATCACATCATGCCTGAAGATGGCGGGATGCTAGATCAGGAGATTGACCGCCTCCGCAGTCTAGCTATTGGCGAGGCCATGCCATTAGGGGATGAGGAAGCCGGACTCACGGCAGTACGTTTAACAGATACGTTATAACCGCCCTGACGAGGCCCGGTGGCTCCGGGCCGAAACTCCCTCCGGGGAGTAGGCGATAAGCCAAGGAGGAGATGAGATGGAATGGAGCAAGGGGATGATTCTCAGAGATTACGCCATCGGCCTACTCCAGGAAAGTTCACGTCGGCATGGTCGATCGCGGATCACAATGTCGGAAGCGATGGCCGAGGCGAGGATGGCTCGCGGGTTTTATAGGATCATGAAGGTTTTAGGGTTGGAAGCCAAGGAGGAGAACTAGATGACAACCCGCGACAAGGTTCTTCAGATACGGGCCGAGCAACCCAACGCCCACGCCGCCCAGATAGCCCGTACCATCGGCGTGACGAGTGGGAGGGTCTACCAGATACTCAAGCAGCTAGGTTTAGCCACGACCATTCCAGGAGCGAAAGGCCGACCACGCCAGAAGGCGGCGCTCTGGGTGAGCCGCAAGGCCAAGGGACTCCGCATCCGGAAGCGCTTGGAGTCGGGCGCAACATACACCGAGGCCAACGGGACGACCTGGTGGTATGTCACCGACCTGACGCCTCAGTGGGGCCAAGTCATAGTCTCCACATGGTCCGGCGCCGTCAAGACTGGCGAGAGGATATATCCCGACATCGGCGCCGCCCTGGAAGTGGAGGTATAGAGATGGAAACCAAACACCCAAGCCTAGAGTTTCATTGTCCCGCCACGAAGGAGCATATCTCACTAGCATTCGGGTATCTGTCCAACGAGCCCATGATGCCCATCTTCCGGGGCGATGAGTTGGTCGCGATGGTGCCAAGGGAGGTGCTTATTACCGCCCTCCAGGAAGGATGGGGCGGGACCGAGTCAGGCTGGTGGGTCGATCCCGCCAATAACTAAAGGACTCCATGCCCACCGCGCTCAAGCCCTCGGCCATGCCGGGGGCTTTTCTTTTGGGTCAGACCGGCAATTTTATACTATTCTCAAAAAACCGGCGCTCTGAGAGCCCCGTACAGCCGTTTTTCTAGGTCGAGTGGTACTTTACTACCTCGGGTACAGTTTTTGCACCATTGATAATTGGCGATATTCACGCTAAATACTGACAATGTTATAATGGATAAACCGCCTATCCAGACGTATAATAGAGATGGTTAATCCAAAGGAGAGCAAATGGCAAACGAAACGCCCACCCAGCAAGTCTTGGAACTCAAGCACCACATGCCGATCGAGGCCATCCTTCGGGCGCATCTGGAGAAACACCGCGCCCGGAGGGACATGGTCGAGGCGTGTTGCGCCGACCTGGGGATAGGTATCGGGACGTTCTACCGCTGGACCCGTCAGCTCGACATTAAAGTCCGCGATTATCACCACTTGGAGCCGGTCAATGCCTAACGAGATCAAACGGGTGACCTGTCTCGATTGCCGGTATATCGCATTCCGAGTGATCCCCATCGACATCCCGGTCTACTGCCGGAGATGTGGGTCCGAAGCATTGATGTGGAGGTCGGCATGATTCCAATCGCCCGGACGACCGATCCTTGGACTTCCCACGCCGGCGCGGCAGAGGTCACCGATTCCGGTCGGCGCCAGACGCAGTCGGAACGGTGCCTTGAGGTTGTCTTGACCCG